CTGCCACTTTCTGTCTTAGAATATCCTGCCTTTTTCGCAGCTTCGGTTATGGTGCAACCAGACGTTACGAGGGTATCGACCAATAACCGTTGTTTGTATGTCAAACCGTCTTGACCTTTCATTGTCCTAGCCATAACGATAGATACCCTGTGCCAATATTGGCTGTCAAGTACTTTTTTGTAATCATTTGTATCGTCTACTCGTGGTGGCATAGAACCACCCTCCTAGCCGATGAATACATGGTATTCTAGGACTGGGACTAGCTCACAGCGATCCACGTGTTTAGATCTGCTACGCAGATGCCAAGACAATCGAGTCTGTTCGGTTAGTCCTTCTCTCTCTCTAGATTTACTAGGATATCATAAAAGTGCAAGGCAATTTTGGAGGGCGCTTCGAGGCGCTGATTCCTCCAAAATCGTCTAAATATCGCACGAAGGTGTGCGACATTGAGATAGGCTCGTGCGTCTCGCCAACCTTGACTAAAGTTTATGATAATCTTTAGAAATCTAGAAAGGAGTTATATAATGAAAAAACTAGATTTACGTACTGGCTTCATACTGCTTCAGAAACTCAAATGGATCGGTATTACAAAAAAACAAGAACTTGAGAAATCAGGGGGTGGTGATGGACCAGATTGGCTTTACATAGATGGTTACCATCAGGCGATAGAGGATCTCGCCAAGGCGATAGAAGAAAGTGAGGATAAAAATGTTTAATCCATTTGAAGAAGAATACGTCAAACAAGTTCAGAGAATTAGGGATTTAAAAGCTCAGAAAAAGTTTGATGAGGCAGCTCTAGAGGAAAATACTCTAGCAAGTATTAACCAGTATATGGGTTATGAGGATCTTGCAGAGCTAGATGAACAAACACAACAAGAATTGGAGGTTGTATATGACTAATTTTGTTCCACGTATCGAAACTAATGCCGCTGAAATTGATGCAATCAATGCAATGACAGGGGTAGATTGGTATAGTATTTACCAAGCACAAGTAGATCAAACATCTGGTATTGATACCAAGTATATGAATATCTACCTGTGGGGTATTTGCAACAGCACTTTCAAATCAATGCAAACATTCAAAGGATATTACGATAAAGCAAAAGATAATTTGCAAGACAGTATTATCAATGAGCGTGTTGCAACGACAGGTCAAGAAATAGCACAGACTAACTTTGACAGTCAGGTAGCTCTTGCAAAAACATATGATGCTTTGTATCGTAAATTTCAAGCTATGAATGAGGCAGCAGCTAAGTTGTATCTTGAATTATACCAAGAGGATTACAAAAAACGTAAATTGCCACAGAAGTCAAATGGTAGTGTCAGAACATTGAAAGACATGACACCAAAGGAATTGGCAGATGTGCAGCGATTGACAGAGTCTATGCTGAAGTAAAAGTTTTATTTGGGATAGTGGGGTTTCTACCCCATTGTCCAACTATTTTTTTTATATCGAGTGGGATGAACTGAGGGAGGTCCGTATGGAATTAGCTTTATGTTTTCTAATATATGTAATGTGGAAGGAGTGTAACAATGACCATAGGAAAAATATTAGGCGTATTAAGTCTATCAATCATAACGATGTTCAAGGATATATTCAAAGCTCTGACAAGTTTTGATTTCCAATCTAATGCAGATTATATAGGAACATTTGTTATCGTATATCTATCACTTGGTGGTGGGTTTGTATTTATGATGCTATTGTTGGGTATCAATCCAACTCTGGTGCTATCTGTAATCGCAGCTCCAGTATGGATATACATTGTGTTTACTGCTAATCGTGTAACCAAATACATTGTGAACAAAAAGAAAGGTAAGAAACAATGATGACAGTACTATCTGTGCTAGGATCTATTGTTCTAGTATTATATATTATATCTATGATAGTAGGAGGATATCTATCATATAAATTTGTACGTCAAATACTGGATGACGACAGCAAGGCTTAAGCCTTGCGTTAGATTGTAAGGTCCGAATCCGATGTTTTGAATTATTCAAAAGGAGGAATAAATGTCATTACTAAAGAAAATACAAGACAGTGATATACCACCATCAGACTATGAGGGTGATACTCTAGATGATGAAGCATTAGATTATCTAATGAAAGTATATGATGAAAACAAGTTCGTAGGATTTGATACATGGGAGGAACTAAAAGAAAACTGCTATATATCAATGTTGCAAGGAGGATATCCATTCAGACTAAAGGATGAGATCTATGATGTTGTTGATGATGCAATCCGAGATGACTATCCAGATCCAGACTACGAAGATATACCAGAGAGGGAAGATGATGAGTAATCTATTAGATAAGAATGTCATTGAGAATATACTAACTGATCTTGGTAAATGCCAAGAAGAAGCAGGAGTAATTATGACTGATGCTAAATATGTATTTGAAGCATCACAAAATTTAGAGGATCGTATCAAAGATGTAAGTGATCGTTTGAATAAACTAATTGAAACTTGGGAGGAACGAGATGAGTACAAAAACATATGCAGAAACGGACTTAAACGTTGAGTTTAGTGTGTCCGTACCATGCTTTAGATGTAATGGACTAGGTGTAATACCATGGGGTAATGCTCCTGATGAATGTGATCCATGTGAAGAATGTGAAGGACATGGTGAATGGCTAGAGCCAGTGGATATGAAGGAGGAAGATAATGAGTGAGTCAATGAAAGTATTACAACTCAGATGGATTGAGTCAGTACAAAAAATGTATGATGATATAGCTCCTACTGATGTTGTATCTAGACATAAGTTTGATGAGGTTGTGTTAGTACATAATGAAATGATAACACAACTCTGTTCTACTATAGATAATGTAGAAGCAGAACTAATTCAAACAACACATACGATTAAGTATTTAAATGAAGCAGCAGTAAAACTAAAGGAGGCTATTAGAAATGGGTAGATATTACGAGGGTGATATAGAAGGTAAGTTCTGGTTTGGTATACAATCTAGTAATGATGCAGATTTCTTTGGATCAATAGGATTTCAACCAGATTATCTTGAATATTATTTTGATGATGAACATATACCAAAAATACAAGCAGGTTTAGATGAATGTTGTCAGCGTTTAGATTGGAGAAAAGGTTTACTAGATGATTTCTTCAAAAAGAATGATGGCTATACTAGAGAAGAAATGTGTAAGCTATTGAATGTACCTGTACCAGAAACAGGTCAGTCAATAGAAGATCATCAAAAAAGTAAATACCACTACTATCTAATGTGGTATGCACGATATGAACTAGGTAAAAAAATACTAGATCGTGTTAAATCAGATAAGTTCTGTTCATTTAGAGCAGAGTTATAAGTTTCGCTGAGCGAGAGAGCTAGTGCTAGTGGACCATGATCACCGCTAAAGCACCTATGAATAGCATGGTGTCGGCTCTCGAAGTTTCGTGGTACTGAATAGCTATCAGTATCGGCTGACTGAATAACGTCTATACAGAGGCGTAAGGTACACTGGAGATGAAGTATGGGCAAATGCCTGAGGTATTCGAAGGTGGTTGTAAGTAGGCAAATGATGAATGTATATCTGTAGCTGAAAGCATGAGGGTAATAACACTAATCCCTCGCCCTTGGCGAATGTAACAAAGGAGGAAATATGTTACCACAAGAACTACTATTTCAGGTTCGTGAAGAACCTGTATACAATCAACATGGCTCAAGGCTAGATGGCTACAAGCAGTTGGTTAAAGAAGATAACAACGAACTGATTGCAGTTCACAAAAACACATACCGAGTCATTTCACATGACACAGCGTATGATAAAGCTATTGACTTTCTCAATGAACACTTTGATACCAACGGTATGACTGAACAACACAAGCACTCTAACAATGGTGCTGTGATGGCTACTAGATTCTCTTTACCAGAGTATCAGATACCATTCAAAGATACATCTATTGGTCTAGAAGCTGTGATATGGAACAGCTACAATGGTATGCGTTCATTTAGATTTGATTTAGGTTTCTATCTATGGCTATGTCTTAATGGACTCAAGAGTTCAGTATGGGATATCAGTTTAAATACTGCACACAAAGGTAGTGGTGAGATTAAACTAGCATTACCTGGTGGTTATGCAGCTATTGATGGACTACATACTGTACATAACTACATGACTAACTGGTTAGAAATACCAGTAGATGACTATCAGTTCGAAGCTGAAGTAGATAAGTTATGCTATCAACCAACACGTACTGACAAGAGTCATGTCAATCAAAACCACAAGAATTTTATTCTTATTGAGTACAATGATAACTATGCACAGAAGTTTGGACCTAATAAATTCAGTGCATATCAAGCAATCACGCATTGGAGTACACATTATCCTAGCGATTCAGTAAATACTCGCTATGATAGAGAGAGGAAAGTGTCTAACATGGCTTGGTTTAGCCAAGCTGCCTAGAGTTTAGATGGGAGTACAATCTAATCCTTCCTCCTCCAAAAGTACTCCCATCCAACAATGCTTTCTATGTGGGAGGAAGTACACTTTACCAATGATGATAAACATAGATACGACAGGAAATAATCTGTTATGTATTAAATGTTACAACAGGAGTTATTATGAAAACAAAAACAAGAATAGTTAAAAAACTATGGAAAGGTATGTATATCTCGTTAAGAGATTACGAAATCCAACAAGCCATTGATAAGAACTATACTATCCAGGCAGTTCACAAAGGTGAAGTAATGATGCTTACACCATCAAGGCTTAAAGATATTGATTTAAATATAGGCACACCACAGAAATCAGTGTATAGTGGTAAGACTTATAGACTAATAGATGTGAGGTGGAATCCCTATGACAGATCAGATAAATCCGAGCCATTACAAGCAAGGCAAAATTGAAACTTATGATTTTATAATGGAAAAAAAATTATCATATCCATTAGGAAATGTGATAAAATATATTGTTAGACATAAGTTCAAAGGAGGAGTCGTAGATCTACAGAAAGCTCTGTGGTATCTACAAAAAGCCATAGATGAATACGATAGATCCTAAATTTCTGGCCCGAAAACTAGTTAATGAAAAGAAACTCAAACCACAACGAAGAAAGTATAATCTTCGTGATCCCATGCAGCGTAAACAAGCATGGATCAGATCCGTTTGTTACTTTGCATATCTAGAAAAAGGCAGGGATGTAGCTAACGCATTACGTATTGAACTAACTAAACCATATGTTCAACCTAGTATCAAAAAGATAGCTAATGAAATATGGTCAAGAAAAAAAGAATTTGATAATATTATCGAGAGGAAGGTAAATGAATATTCACAAGCAAAAGAAAGTTATAGACAGAAGTCAAGGGATCGGAGGAAGTGATGCTACTAAGATAGTAGCTGGTACTTGGAAAGATCTATACCTAGAGAAGAAAGGTCTGAAAGAAAATGAAGATCTATCTTTTGTGCTACCAGTACAGCTAGGTATATATACCGAAGATTTCAATAGAGATTGGTTTACTGCACAAACAGATATGCCAGTTAAAGAATGTGATTGGACACTCGTACACAATCCAGTAGATAAGAATGGAAGTAAGTGGATGATGGCTAATCTAGATGGCTTTGTATTAAACCAAGATCTTAAAACAGTAGGTGTCTTTGAAGCAAAGCACGTACACGCATTTACTAAAGATGATACTATACTAGAGAAATACTATGCACAGATACAGCACTATATGATTGTATCTAATTTACCACAAGCATGGTTATCTATTATCTTTGGTAATAATAAATGGAAATCATTTCATGTACAAGCTGACAAGAAGTTTCAAAAGAAACTAATCAAGGCAGAGGAAATGTTTTGGCAACATATTATCAATGATGAAGAACCTGCTGATTATGTAGAGTTCGATTCAATAGGAGGAACTAATGACTAAATATAAACCACTGGCTAAGCCAGAAGAACACAAAAGATACTGGGATCAACTTAAAGTTACTAACCCAGACTTTACTAAGAAGATCAACAAAGGCTTTGGTGAGATAACAACTATTGATCCAATGTGGCAGATCGGAAAGATGACTGAAGTATTCGGTCCGATTGGTGAAGGTTGGCAGTGGAACGCTGAGTACAAGTATACAGATACTTTAGTGTTCTGTGAGTTAAAGATGTGGGCTGGTTCACATTCAAGTGTTGGTGGCTTTGGACCTGTATCTTCAGTTCAATCATTGTACAAAAACAATGGTAAGCTAGATGATGAAGCACCTAAGAAAGCTATGACAGATGCACTAACTAAAGCTATGTCGCATCTAGGTATGAGTGCAGATGTATTCTTAGGTTTACATGATAGCAGTAAGTACGTTGAAAAAGTCAAAGCAGATATTAAATCTAATGTAGATAAGTCAAAAGTTAAGGAGGTTACATGAAGTGTATAAGAGCTGGACATTACCAAACAACTATAGCATATGGGCATAGCCTAAATATTATAGTAAACATAGTGAAGGTAACTCCTCGCTTTCAAGACTCCGTTACTAAATGGAGGCTAACTATTGATGATACTCTCATCAAGAATCAACATAAATCTGATTGGGATTCTTACGCAACTGCTAAGAGGAAAGCGATTAGAATGTGTGAGAATCTATTAATGAATGACATCATTAAGAAGATTGAAAAGGCTTTTCCTAGACCAAAGGTAAAGTCAGAAGATAACCTAGTAGAGTTAAGGAGGTAATATGATTAACAGAGTAATACTAGTAGGTAGATTGGGTACAGATCCAGAGATCAAAGCTACCAGTAAAGGTGATGAGTTTGCTAACTTTAGCCTTGCAACTTCAAAGAAGATCAAGACCAAAGATGGTACGTGGCAAGAGAAAACTACTTGGCACAAGGTTACTACCTTTGATCCTAATCTAACACAGACTATCAAGAACTATGTGAAGAAAGGTACAATGTTATATCTTGAAGGTGAGATAGATGTATCTGAATACACAGATAGTAATGGTAACAAACGTTATAACACTTCTATCATTATCCCTAGAATGGGTATTATGAAGATGGTAAGCAGCAAAGGTGATGCTAAACAGCAGTCATCTAATGACTTACCAGATGATGATATCCCTAGTGATATACCATTTTAGTTTCCATATGGAACTGTGTAGGAAAGACATAAGGTAGTGAGCTTAATGCAATAGACGAAAGTTCCTGAGGTAAGGCTCTGTGCTCATGGTCTATAATGCAGGTGGCTACACGCCTACACAGTAAAGTTTCCCCCTCGTTATGTAAGGTAAAACCTTCACCTAGCTAGGTTGTTGGGGAATATGGGTGCTAGTACAAACTATAGTGAAAGGAATTATTTTCGTGTATATATCCTCTAGTATTAGCACCCCCTAAATGATAGAAAGAATTAATGACAATGATTGTTAAAGGTGAATTAGACGAGTTAGTAGACACACTCAACGATTACAGTGTCTACCTTAAACAGTTCGGTTATAGTACCGATACTATTTTTGCAGCATATGCCATCATGGCAGCTTCGCTATCAGGCAAAAAGATAAACAAAAATCAAACTACAGATGCTATCAAAGAACGTATGAAAGAACTTAGTGTCGTTCAGACACGTATTTCTGGTACAGTTCATTAGCATATTCTACTGCATCAAAACTATGATGTTCCCAAAACTTATGTTCTGGTTTATACTTACCCCATGTCAGATCCGAATGGTGTTCAAAACACAATGGTACTACAAGCTGATTAGATCTATTATGTTGAACCTGGCTACCACGTAGATGATGAACATTCATTGGTGAATTAGACATACAACCTGGAACACAGCATCCTTCTTGGATTATTTTCTTAAAATATTTTTTATCTTTAGACGTATACTTTGCCATCCCATGAACCATCCTTCCTCAATAACATTGGAACTATGGATGGTACACCATTAGTGATGACACCACAAGATAAGATTGGCTTTGCCATGTTTACTTTCATGTAAGCCATAGCCATAGACTTCTTATCAACTAAACAACCAACGGACATACCCCAGTTTAGATGGAAGTCATTACCTACATACTCTATGTTTGACTGAGTATGATAGTGTCCTTGAACTACCGAAGCAGACATCATCTGTACTGCCTTCACAATGTTTTTAGATACTTGATGTGCAAAGTAAACTCTACCCATAGCAGTTTCTTCCCAATGGGATTCTTTCCATTGCCAACCATGACCTACATCTAGTATTTCATTGTAGTCTTTCAGAAAGAACTTAGACATACCCTTTGCCATAGCACGTCTAAGGACCATAGAACCATGATTAGATTCTAGTATAGTCATTACAGGAAACATAGATTCTAGTTTCTTCATGTGATATCTACCGATTTCTAGTTCATCAGCAGGTGATGGTAGATCTGGATTGATTATGTGAGAAACATTAATTGAGTGCCAATCCATTTCGTCTCCGATATGAATAACATTCGTAGGATCATACTTAGCAGCCAAAGACTCCAAGAACCTATAACTATCAGGGTGGTGATAAGGCACATGAAGGTCAGAGATGACCAAAATTCTGTCGTTTTTTCCTGTTTTAAGAGCCGTAGAAGGGGTACTTTCATCCTTCCTAGGTCTACCCCTACCCCTTTTTATTATCTTTAAATTTACCTGCGACTTTTTCTGCTGATCTTCCAACTGTATACCCTCCTATCCCCACTAGGATAATATTTAATAGAGAGTTCTGTACAGACTCTGGAATGTTTGGTGCAGTAAATCCAAACCAATGAGCTACCATTAAACCAGCAAAGACCAACATCATAATTGGTCGCCAGTTTCTTTGTAAGAATCCTCCCTGTGCTTCTATTTGTATAGTTTTCGCAGCACCTTCTAGCTCTGCTAGTTCTCCTGCGATAATCTTTTCTTGTACTTTAGCTTTAAGTTTGTCAGCCTCTCCCTTATTATCGACAACTTTATCAATAGTTTTAAAGACTGCTCCAGCGACAGGTCCGAGTAAGTTAAGCATTTGAGTTCTCCATTATTGATGCCAGAGATTTTGCTCTGTTGGGTGTTTGATTTGCCCATCTCGAGTCTAACATTTCTGCTGCACATTCAGAATACCTTTGTTCTTTAAGATTAGATAAAGCACCTTTAAATTTAGATACACCACCTTCGCCCATTTGGAACACCATCTCAATAATAACTTCCCTAGCTGTATCATTAATATCATAGCCATCAAGAATCCTCGAAGCACCATCAACTGCATTTTGAAAATCACTCTCAAATAAAGCATCCCATCCTGCTCGGTCTGTCGGTATATCTTCTCCAGGTATAATCTTATGTCCATACCCACCAGTTTCAAATCCCAGTGTATCTTTGTACACAGTTTCACAATATCCTTCATGTTCTTTAATCCTCTCTTTTAAATCAGTATACATCATAATTTTTTGTTGAACAGAATCCTGTCAAAAACAAATCCTTTTCTTCTCTCAAAGTATATTTAAAATTATCCATATATGCAAGGCACTGTGGAACTGTATCGAATGGCATAGTTAGGGGTTCTGCTATACACACTTCATTTAATGGTGAATTTAGCGACTGCACACAGGCAATCAAAATAAGATATACCTTCATATTTAATAAAGTATAGAGATAACCATAGCTAGTAAATTAGAAAATACTAAGAATCCTACGGTCCACATGACTCTTTTAATCATGCCTATATCTGTTTCTATATGTTTGAGATGATTAGATTTGATAATCTCGATATCCTTTTTAATTAATAGGATATCTTTTTCTAACTTATTTATCTTTTCCGATTGACTGGGCATTAGATAGTCCTGCTGAATCTAATTGAACTTTTTCTTGTATAGATAATTGTTCACTAATTGATTTTTCTATTGATGAAGCATACTCAGCTTTAGCTTTCTGCATCAACACAACATCATCTACAGTCATGTTGTTTTTCTCTTCTCTTAACTTAGCATTTTTTTCATGTGCTAAATCAAGTCTATCTAATAAAAACTTGTTATGTGTTCTTAGTTCTCTTACTTCTTTTTTTATAGATCTAAGTTCTTTTTGTACTTCTGCTAATGTAGCCATTATGATGGTTTTTTTATTGACTGAATAAATTCTTTACCCTGTATAGTTTTTATCTCTGCTTCAACTTCAGCACAAGTTATTTGTACAGAATCTGACATATTTCTCAACATTTCTCTTTTAGATTTAAGACAGTCGTGAACTGATGGCATAATTGTATGCTCAATCAAAACGCCTTGACTTACTAATAATAATGCTATGACTGTTTTAATGACCATTGTTTCTAATTTTATCTTTTAATTCTTCAATATCAATAAGGGCTTTTTCCATATCAGTTTGTAATCTCATAATGTTTACTTTGTTATGTGCCATGTTTTCTAAATCTTCTGACATACCTTCTACTTGTCCAGCTATAAATTCTAATAGCATAAACTGTTCTTGATCTATAGGAGTTTGATCTGCGTTCTTAACAAGATCAGCCTCAAATAATGTAGCTCTAGTTTCTATATTGTTTAGTCTTTCTATAATACCAAAGTATGCCCAAACAGCAGTAGCTGTAGCTCCTAATAAACCAATAAGATTCTTAAGAGGTAAGCCTATCTCTGTCTTTTCAGAAAGAGAAGGCATTACCTACAGATACATTCCCCATTACAGTATTCACACATGGTCTACTCCTTTGGGTATTTATCTTTGACTGCTTGAATTGTAGTTTTCCAACCATCAATGCCATTATGAAAAATGTCATCAAGTTGATCTACAACAGCTGGGTACTCAGCAGCTCTATCTCTTTGATACTGATTGTTATCGTATTCAGTCTGTAACTCAGCTTTTTTTGCTGATACTTCTGCCCATGTAAATAACTGTGGTCCAAAAACAGCTGTACCATTTTCATCTGCACCAGTTACATATTTTACATTAGCTTCGTACTCAGCTTGATTGCTGGGTTCGCCTGATACTACAAACTCTGCATCGTCTTTGAGAGCTTTGATTGCACTTGCTATGTCTGTCATTGTTTTTCTCCTTTAAATTTCATTATGCTAGTACCTCCATAGCTATGAAAGCCCAGTCAGCTTCATCATTATTAGCTGTAACTGTTTGACCTTCACCTTTAAAATAAACTTTGTATTCAATAAGTGAAGTGGTGTTAGGTGAATCTAAATATTGCATATACACTAATGATTTACTATTAGCCACTCTAGTTTGGTCAGAGAAAAAACCATCTGTACCATCACCTAAATTAACTGCACTGCTTCCACTAGGATCTCTATAAATAGTTGCGATAAATTCTTGATCGGTTGCAGTTTTATTCATAAAAGCTATTGAAACATAAATCTTAGAAGTAGTTGCAGTTGGAGTAATAGTTACTGAAATAGGAGCTTCTACAAAACTTGTTGATGTAGTTGAAACTCCACCATTACCACTATTTTGAACTACTTGACCAATCTTACCTGTATCAATACCACTAGGCAAAGCAGTAACAGAACTGATTGATTGATTATTTAATCTGATTAACGCCATTATGCTAGTACCTCCATAGCTATTATAGTTGAAACTTCTGGATCACTATATCCACCAGTATTTGCTGGCATATTTAAAGTCCATGCTCCAGCATTAGTTTTTATTTGCATTTTATATTGGACAGCTGAACTAGTGTTAGGTGAATCTAATACCACCATTGGTTGAGGTTGTGTATAGTAAGCAGATTGTCCGTCTGACGGCCATCTGCTTACTATCAAAGGATCAGATATAACATCAGAACCAGCAGTATTATTTCTAATTTTCATGTAAACATTTGCACTTCCTGTATTACAACCCAGTCTTGGATAAAACATTAATAATACTTTACTAGATGTAGCCGAAGGTGTGATTGTAATATCCATTCCTACACTTACATAACTTGTAGAACTTGATGTTTCTGTATTAGTTTTATGTACATTAATTACTTGACCAATCTTTCCACCAGCAATAGTAGCACTACCCCCTAGTGATACTGCACTACCATTAAGAGTAATTGAAGAATTGGCTAATTTAGCATTGGTTACAGCACCACTGCCTAACTTCGCTTCTGTAATAGCTCCGTCTGCTACAGTCGTAATTAATCCTGTACCATAATGCAGTATCCAATCACAAGTATCACTAGATGCTACTGTGGTATCAAAGGTAATCGTAGATCCACTAACAGTAAAGTTTCCTTGCTGTACCACACCACTAATACTAATCAATAAGTTGTTAGCACTAGAAGGTACAAAGTTTGTTGATGATTTCTGTAAGGTGTAACTTGCTGATCCATTAAATGTTAAGTTATCCAGTACCTCTACATTAGATATGTTTTCTGTTCCTCTACCTATATATGCCATTATGCCTCTGGTCTTTCTGGAAATTCCACAGCTTCAACATCTTCTACTGTAGTTAATCCGTTAGTAATATCTCTTAATGCTTGTCTGTAATCTGTCATTTCAGCAGTCATAGTTTGGTCAGACAAGGCTAAGTAATCTGTTTGTGCTAGTAGGTTATTTCTTTTACTTCTAAGTTCAGAAATACTTATTTCAAATTCTTGTTCTGCTGTTAGAGGTGGTATTTCAGAAATAATAGGTAAGTTATTTGAGTCAAAAGTTAATTCATGGTTAGGGGGTAATTCTTGAAAGAAAGCTGACACCCTAGCATCAGTCATAGGTATAGCAGTTGAAGGAACTTTTTCTGGATTTTGTTCGTGTATTTCGTTTCTTATAGCTGTATCGTAATATCTCATAATTAACTCCAAGTTCCTATTGCAAGTAATGACAGTCCTTGAGCATTACTTGTACTATTTATACTCTGTGTTACATAGTTGGTTGTAGTGCTATTAATACTAACTGCCTTTGCACTTATAGCATTATAATGACCTCCATTTACTTGAGCTATAACACGAGGAGCTGCATTAAAAGCTAATGGATATGTCCAAGTTCCAGCAGTGCTTGTATAAAAATTACCTGCACTTGGTCCTTGATTTTGTGCAGATGTTGATTTATCAACATGACATATTAGTGTTCCGTCTGCAAATTTAACATAATATCCATTAGAGTTACTTCCCTTACTAACAATGTCAGTGCCACTTTTTTGTGGCATAGCTGTAAAATTATATGTTTCACTTAAATCTAATTTTGTATTGTCCACTGCATCATCAGCTATTTTAGCTGTTGATATTGCTGTATCATCTATTCCTAGTGTTGGTATTTTAGATAATGGCATTAGGCTAGTACCTCCATTAGTGTTATAAAAGATGATTCTGAATTTTGTTGAAATCTTGCAGTTCCATTATTAGTTGTAGTTTCTGCCGCTCCTTGTGTTTTGTAGGTTAAAGAACTTGTTGAACTTGGAGTATCTAAATAGTTTGTAGCGACTAATCCACCATTTTTCACTGAGCTTACTCCCCCCGCTTCGACCCACATTAATCTATTCCATTCAGCATTTGCAAGACCACTTCCATCTCTAAGTATTCTAAATCTAGACCTTCCATACTCACTATCTCTATCAGTAACTAATGTTTGAGAAATTATAATTAACACTTTACTTGAAGTGCTAGTAGGGGTAATCGAAGCTGTTAATCCTGTATCTGTAAAAGTACTTGTTGTTACATTCACTGCTGTAGAAGTTGAACCATGAACCACTTGACCAATCTTACCTAATGGTCCAGATAATTTAGCATTAGCAATAGAACCAGCTAACATATCATTTGTTACTGATCCTGTAGCTGGAGCTTGTGTTCCAATACTTTTACCTAAGTAAATACAATACATACTATCACTAGATGTAATAGCAGAGGCTAATGTTAAAGTTGTACCAGATATTGTATATGCAGTAGTAGGCTCTTGTCTGACATTATTTAAAAATAATGCAATATCATTAACAGAACCAACTGTATGATCTAAAGTATAAGTAGCTGTAGCAGATGTACTAAATGTCTGCTTATCTATACTTATAAAAGTATCTTGAGGTTGTACTCCAATATATGCCATTATGTACTAATTGCGTCTACATAAGATACAAGAACGTCTACTGCACTAGCTGTATCAGCATAGGCTTTTACGACATCTGCACTCTGTATGACAATCTTACTCCCAGAATCTATAAGTTCTAAAGAACCCCCTGTAGGTAGAGGTGCATCTTTAATTACAAAATAATCTGTTCCACCAGAACTAATTAAAACACTCACAGTTACTGCTGTTGTATGTTTATTTACACATCTAATAGATACTATTGCATCATCACTATTAGATGTAACTAGTGTCGTAGGTGAACCAGATGAGTTTGAGATTGAACTTGCATATGATCTTTCAAAGTCTTGTGCCATCTATTTCTCCTTTACAATGCGATAGACATAGCTGTCGCAAATCCTTTCGTTGCAAATCCACTAGTATCAACAGCCACAATAGCGTTCCAAGCAGATCCATTATAATATTTAAGTTCATTACTAGAAGTATTAAAGTATAAATCTCCTGCGTTCAAGGCATCTCCATCATTATCTTGTGTTGGATCAGATGACTTAGCTCCTAAATAGGTATCATCAAAGTTATCAGCAGATGCAGCGGCAGCGGCAGCACTAGCAGCAGCATTAGTCGCTGATGTAGCGGCTTCTGATGCTTTAGTTGTAGCTGTACTTGCTTGTGTTGTTGCTGTCGTAGCTGATGTAGCAGCCTCTGTAGCTTTGGTTGTAGCAGTTGTAGCTTGAGTCGTAGCTGTCGTTGCAGAGGTAGCAGCATTACTTGCAGATGTTGATGCTTCACTTGCTTTAGTCGTTGCTGTGGTAGCAGAACTTGCAGCAGATGTTGCAGATGATGCTGCGTTAGTTGCACTGGTACTTGCCTCACTAGCCTTAGTAGTTGCAGTTGTGGCAGAACCACTAGCACTAGTAGCTGAACTGGCAGCCGCTGTCGCAGAACTGGCTGCATTAGTGGCAGAAGTTGCCGCTTCTCCAGCTTTGGTAGTTGCTGTAGTCGCATGACCAGATGCAGTAGTTGCACTTGATGCGGCAGCTGTAGCTGAACTAGCAGCATTTGTAGCTGACGTAGTAGCTGATGCCGCATCTACTATTAAATCATATTTAGCACTATTAGCATTGGTAGTTAATGGTTGGCTACCAGTTGATGTATGTGCAGTATTAACAAAAAATATATTACCTGTAGATGTATCTTTAACTAAATCTCTAACTTGATAACTAGTAGAAGCTGCCCAGTTACCTTTGTTTGTACCTAGTTCTTGATTAGCTAATAATGCAGTTGCATCTGAGTTTACAGATAATACTCTATTAGCTACTAAATCTGGTAGGTCTACATTAAATCCTGTAGTTGTAGTAACAGGATATTGTAGTGTTCTAGCAAACTGTTCTTCTAATTGTTGCATCATAGCAACAATCTTATCTAGTTCTGTATTAAGAGTTTGTATTGGGAAGTTACCAGATACAGGAAAGTCAGATGTTCTAGATATAGCTAGATCTCTAACTATAGTAATCTTATCATTCAGGGTAGCACCTGATCCTCCTAATGTTATAGATCCCCCACCTGTAACACCTGCACCAGTAACGCTGTATTGTGATGCAGATGAAGGTGAGTTGTTGTAAGTAAGGAGTGTCGTACCGTTGTAAACTTTTAAGTCTGCTACATTAAAAAATTCAAAATTGACAGCAAATGTAGTCTGTCCAGACGTAGCTGTATATTGTATTCTAGGTGTTGTATCACTGATTTGTAGTGCCATTTAAAATCTCAAACCTTTTTCTATTTTATCGAATATACTATCCAAATACCATATATTGTTTAATGGCACAAGTTTTCTTATTCTTCTAGCAGTATGATGTGTATGTCTACCTCTACCCCAGTCATATAGTATCTGTGCAGTTATTCCTATTGTACTTGCTACTGGTGTTATACTACCAGCTTTACTTGTTAATGAAGTACCATATGGTCTACCTTCACCTAATAATGGTCTTAATCCTAAGTTATTATCTGATAAAGATTCTAATATTCTATTAATATCACCAAATATACCAAATACTCCACCTCTTTCAGCACCATCTAATATTCTTTCAGTCAATGATTTTTTACCATAATCTTTACCATAATCTTCAGTTCTACTTCTATCTACAATCATACCGAATGCTGTTAATGCAGCTATATCACCTATTAATTTTGAGTCTTTTCTTTGTAATCCTTTAATCAATAGTTTTCTTGTCATGTCTAAACTAAACTTTTTATATTGAAAAAACAGAGATCCGATCTCTGCATTAGCTATTAATGGTGCAGATCCATCTCCAGGCGTAATAATAATCTCATCTACATAATCATTTAATGCTCTATTAAATTTAAATGCTAATGTTGAATCATCCCATAGATCAGAGTTAGCAACACTAACATCATCAAAATCCCATTTATTAGCTCCTGGTCCATAGCCTTTCTTTGTATAGTTATCCCATATTTTAAAAGCATCTTCTTTGCTAATACCTTTTTGATTTAAAAACATAATGTCTACATCTTTAGCTTTACCAGATACTACATTAGATATTTTAATTAGTATGTCATCACCACCCCAAAGTGTGGCATAAGTTTTAGTTATTGTAGTAGCTGCATTCTGTAAGTTTCCATATTGAAAGTTTAATGCACCTAGCTTTTGTAACTGTTTTTCAAATCCTACAAAGCTAGATTGTATAACATCATTACCAGATAGTATCTGTGCTCTTGAAAATTGTAAGGTTAAGTCATTTAGCTGACCTACTTTTTTACCTACACTTTTACCTGCTATATAACTTTTATATAAACCATTACTAAATGTACTAAATATTCTATTAAAGTTTTGTTGTAGTCCTCCTATAGTAACTAATCTACCGATATCCGCTAATGTAGATGCACCTGTTAATTGTGTAAGGGTATTAAATAATTTAAAGTTTCTAATAGATGTAGACCAAAATCCGTGTGGATTATCACTTAATCCAAATATACCTTTTCTTAAATCTCTTAAATTTTCTAATCTTTTTAATATTTGGTTTCTTTCTGCTAATGTAATTTTTTTAGCTTTTAATAAATCAGCTAGTTCATTAGCTACTTGATTTAGTCCAGGTGCATATCCCATATCTTTTATATCACCAAACCAACCATATCCTCCAGGATCACCATACTTTTTTGTCATTACTATATCTGGTGTTATTGATCTATAATAAAATGATGAAAGTGTTTCTATATTTGTTTCTATAAAATCATTAGCAATAAGTTCATCTAAAGTAGCATCATCTATTTTTAAAAGTCTTTGTTTTAAAAACTTACTTGTAGGACTAACCTTTTGTTTATAAACAGCATTAGCTTCATCTAAGTTTTCAAATGGTTTTCTAAATGGATTATACTGTTTAAAGCTATCCAATACTTCATCTGCATCTTTTGGGTCCATATCTCTTAAAACTCTTTTCATTAAAATTTGTTTAAATGTTCCAAAGTTTCTTTCTATGTTTGTTCTTTTATATAATTGAGGTACATACCCATCTAATAGCTTATTAGTATCTTTCATATTTTTTAAAGTTGCTTCCAAAGCATTTTCTAATTCTTTTAAAGTCCATTCTTTTTTAGTTCTTGGATCGACAATCTTTGGTTTAGCAGTTTTCTTAAAGTTAGCAGCTCTCATTCTTTGTATAGAACTTGTTAGCCATTCTTCTTTTTTTATTAGCTCTATTAAGAATAACTTAGTATCTACAATCTCTTGTTCATAAAATTTAAAAAAACCTTGTGTAGTTTCTGTAGCTTCGCTTATATACTTTTTAGTAATTGTACTTCCATTTAGTATTCTGCCTTTGTTTCTTATTGCTTTATATACTTCTGTTTGAAAATCATTATATGATAAAACAGTTTCTCCATTAGGTAATGTTTTAGTTCTACTAAACATCATCCTAGCTTTTTTAAAATACTTTATATCTTTACCACTTATTTCTTTTACATATCTTATGTAAGCATTTTCTAAATTTTCAATAACAGATACTAAGTGTGGTCTGTATAATGTATTCATAATTATCTCAACACTATCTGGTGATGCTGAATACTTTTCATAGTTCATATAAATATCTGACTTACTAAGGTTTAATAAAAATTCTTTTGCTTTTCTAGATGGACCATTAAATATCTTATCAAATGCAGATAAACCTAATCCTTCTAAACCTAATCCAGTTTTAACTGGTGTTATATCTTCTGACTTAACAGTTTCGTCTACATTGTTTCTAAACTTGATATTGTTTTTTTCCATTTGTATTTTCTTTTCTACATCAGTAAGTACTATAGAATCATTACCTTTAAACTTTTGTCTTTCTTTCATAGACTCCAATATGTATTTATTAACTAATGGCTCATCAGCTTTCTTTACTTTTTTAGATTCTATTATCTTTCTAATTTGAAACTCAATCCATTCATCTTCTGTTTTCAAACCATATTTTTTTCTACCTTCAGCAAATCCTTTTTTTAACTGACTAATATTAATCCTGACTGTGTTGTTCATTCTGTCATATACAACACCAAAGTTTCTAAAATCTTTTATGGCATCTAGTATTGCCATAGTAGTAATCTTTACTTTGAGTCCATTATATTCTTGAGAAAGAATGTTTGATATTGTTTTTACTTTTGCATCAAACTTTACTTTCTTTTTTGTAGGCTTAATAGTTGATTCTACTATTTTGTTTTTTCTTCTATATGGATTGGTACTAACACCTGTTTCTGTTTTAGTAGCTTCATCCCACTCTTTTAACTTTTGTTTTGTAGTACCACTACGTCTTGAATCAAACTTGTCATACTTTTGAAACTTGTTTCCTATTCTGTTAATTACATATGCACCACCAATAACTACAGCTGCATCTTGTAATGATCTATCTTCATCACCTATTTGTTTAATTATTTCTTCACCAGCTAAACCTTTAGTTATTCTTGATATTGCCTTTTTACCTTTAAACAAGGCACTTACTCCTGGAGTCATAGTCATTACAGCAACAGGATCTAATAAAATTTCTGACATTAAACTAGTTGCATTAAATAATGGATTTTGTAAATCATCTTGATATTGCTCATACTCTGCTAGTTTGATAGCAGTTTCTTCTGCACTACCACTTGTGTGTAATATTTTTGGTACTAAAAATCTTAAATGGGGTGGTACTTGTGGATCTGTATATGGATTATATCCTTCTTCATCCATATCTTGATATTCAAATATTTCTTTTTGAATATTATTAATAGCACCAACAACTGATCTATCTAAGAAACCTCTTTTTAAAGTTCCTAAGATTTCATCTGTAGTAGGTTCTGGTTTTGGATCTACTGAAGGTGTATATCTTGGTGTTATATTTCTACCAAATTTAATTGGTTTCACTGTAATCTACTCCAAATAAATACAACAATGTTCTCTTTTGATAATCCCCCATTGTTGGGAATAAACTTAATAGTTGATCTTCTTTACCACTTTCTATAGCTGCTTTAAGACTATTTATATCTGGTTGATAAACAGTATAAATATCTAATAAATATGCTACTTGACCAGGTCTTGTTTTAAATCTTTCTTCAAAAGTATCTAATATAATCTTTGTATTATCTTCATAAGAATCAGTAACTTTACTTGAACTATCACCTTCATAAATTGAATTGTGTATTTTACCTGCTGTTCTTATTAAGAAATCTTCTGGTTTTTCATCACCAGCAATTAAAAAATTATTTGTTATATTATTTGCATAACTAAACGCTTCATCATTAGATACTCTTTCATAAAATTCTATAATGTCATCTTGGAATCTTTGATCTATTGCTCTAAATTCTGTTGAGTCAAATGGAGCATCCATCTGTCTAATACTCATTACAAATTTTTTAATTAATCCTCTAGCCATACCATCTACACCAATTTCATCTAAATACTTATTTGTTTCAGATTCTAAGAATGTATCAAATTTTCTATAGTACATATTTGGATTAAAGTCTTTACCATCTACTTTTATTTCAATCGTATCATCTGCAAATGGATAAGGTGAAATATCAAAATTACGTGCATAATCTAAGTTTAATTTAACTTTATAATCTTTTGTTCCTTCTATTCTTTCTAATTCAAATACACCACTTTCTGCCATTTTATATATTTCTTCAAATGTTGGTCGTCTTTCAACATCATTAAAATCTTTAAATGCGTTTCTTAAATCAGGATCTGTATCATAGTTTTGTTTCATATATGTATTTACAAATGCAGATACATAATTCAACGCATCATCATTAGATAAACCATGGACCTTTTCCATAGCATCTTTATGAAATGCAAATTGATCTCCACTATTAGGTGCAAATAAAGTAACACCATAATCTTCTTCTTTGATTAAATTTTCCATTACTTTAAATACATTTTGATTAAATACATTTTCTATAATATTTGGATCGTCTATATCTTGTGTATCTATCTTAGTAAGTCTTAAGGCTTCCATTTCAATTTTAGTATCTAATTGTGTAATGTAATCTGGATTAAACTTTTCTTGAATCATTTGTTCTGTTTCAATCATGGTCATTAAAGGTTCACTATCAAAACCATAAAAACTTTCATTCCATATTTTGTTTTTATTACGTGCTTTTCTAAACGCTTCAATATAATCTGTTGTTACACTTCTATTTTCATTACTTTCAAATTCTTTAAACCAAGATTTAAATGCACCACTTTCTGGTATTAGTTCAGCTGCATCAGTCTTAGCTCTGTTTTCTATTACTGTTTTCCATTTATTAGCTATATCCATAGGTTGATAATGTTGTTTTAAACCATCAAAAAATGTAAACATCTCATTAGTTTCTTTACTAATATTATCAAATTTAATTCCACCATTATTTGTTAAGGATGCCCACTGTGGTAATACTTCATCAAACCATTTATCAATACTTTCTTTATCACCTTTATCTAGTAGATCTATCATTCTAGTTGTACCTATTTGTGAAAATAATTGTTCTGCTCCAAAGCTAAGTACCTGATTATCTCTCATAAATGAATACAATACATTAGCTACTCCTTCATCTCCTTCACCTAAACTTAAATATCCTTCTAACGTATCTTCTATACCATAATACGTAGATATATTTGTTAGTGTGCTTTTTACTACATCTTCTGTAGAAAGTCCTAATGTATCTAGATATCCTTGATTCTCTTGTGAAGCTAATACTTCTGTTAAACTAAAATCTTCATTCGCTAGATTTATATTATTTCTTATATTAAATGCTGCTAAGTTTTTGTTATACAAGTTTGTAACATCACTTGTGTTAGCTACAATACCTTTGCTTTCTAAAAATTGTCTAATTGCTTCTGGACCTACTGGCACTTCTTGACCATTTACTAAGTCTGTAAACAAGTTCATTTGATTTAAAACTGGTGATGTTATATTTGAAATTTGTTTATCTATTTCAGATAAAGCAATAGAATCTTCTGTCATTTTCTTTCTGGTTACTTCTTTCAAACCAAAATCATTCAATGACTTAATTCTATTAAACTCTGCAATACCATTTGCAACTATAGAATCAATATTATCTTGTCCAATATTTTGTCCAGTTTCATCTTTGAACACATCATAGTTTACTCCTCTTACTCCACCTTCATTTAAAGCATAATTTCTTAAAAAGATTTGAGCCTGTTCATCTGCTGCATCTACTTCAGCTTTATTCATTACATCAATGTTTTGATAAAAACTTTTTACTATTGCATTAACTCTTTTAGATTCCACAGTTAAAAGTAATGCTTCTTCTGCTTTCTTTTTTGTTACCTCATTTAGTTTACCTTGACTACCTGAAATAATACTATCGTAATTAGTAGAGTGTTTTCCTAAAAACTGTGTAACTTCTGTTGCAAAAAGTTGATCTAAACCATTTAAAAAATCTTGAGGTGATTGTGATGTGGTAGTTAGAGCTGCTATTTTAATATCTATATTTTCTAGTTCACTATCTATATGTGTATCATAGGAAGCTACTAACTCATTATACTCTATAATGTTTGCTTGTTTTCTTAACTGTTCAAACGCATTTAAATTCTTTTGATTAAAATATGATTCTGCACCAATACTTAATCTTTCTGGTACATTAGCTAATACTCCATTTATATATCCATCAGCTTCTTCTTGAAATTTTTCTAGATCAGGTTTCTCACCTGATTGTAAAATAGTATTTAATTTATTGTTTAAATACTTTGTTGTTTCTGTTTCAAAATTGTTTTGCCATTTAGCATCTAATATCTTTATTTGATTCTCTGCTAATGTATTCATTGTATCAGCTACTACATTAAAAGTTTGAGATAAATTTGGTGTGTATACATCTACTACACCCATCCTTGATGCAGTAGCAGATGGTGATACTGTATTCATTCTTCTAGTTCTTTTAATTTCTGTAGCCATTATACTTTTGTACTCTTGTAATAATTATAATAATTCCATCCATTAACTATGGTAGATCCTGCATTAATAACAGATGCAATATCAGAATAGTATGCTTGAGATTTTGTATTAAATATTGCTCTATCATAACTTGAATTAACTTTATTAGAATTTAATCTAATACTTGCTAAATCTTTCTTTGTAGTATCAATAATATCTTGTTGTATCGCATCAAAACTTGGACTATCTCCTACACCAGACGCACCTCTAACTGCTCTATTATTAGCAAGAACCATATTCATATCATTAGTTCTAGAGTTTTCTGCTTGTAAACCTTCAATATAAGCTATTCTTTTTTCTTGTTCATAACGTCTAGTCATTTCACGTGCAGCTTCTCTTTGTTGTTTCATCTGAACAAAAGAACCTGTCGCAGAAATACCTGCGCTAATTAAAAATAATGTTGCTGGATCTGCTCCCATTTTAAAATACTACCTCTAATGCTACACCCAATACTTTCAAAGGCAAGGGTGCTGTTTGTGTTATCTTCAATGTAGGCTCTCTATCATAGCCTAAAAAGAAAAACTCTTTCTTTCCTGTTACTTTAGCTACTGGAGCTGCTACATCAAATGCTACATCTCTTATAACTAAACTTTTAGCAGTACTGTCCGCTGCCTGTAAAGCTACATTTAAAGAATCTGATAAGTCTATAACTGCTCTAGATATACGCTTTATCTGACCTGTCAATGGACCATTTTGTACTTCTCTATCAATAGGCATAGTTTCTAAACTAGGCTCATAATTAAATCCTATAATTACACCTGCACTATGAGCCACATCAAATGTAATTGTATCACTAGCTGATGTTGTAAATGATCCTAATGAAAATGTACCATCAACAGCATTAACAGTTTCTTGTGTTAAGTGAGCTGGACTGTTATGGACACGACCTGAAGTAATAGTAATAGCAGCGTTATCAGCAGGTGAAGAAGCTAGTGCCTGGTCTAAAACTACAGTATGACCACTAGCTGTAGCTGTAACTGTTTGTATTTCATAACTACCAGTAATCCCAGCTATGGTAATAACATCACCTGTATTAGGTGCAGTTGAATATCCATCTACATTTAAACTTGTACCTGTTTGACTAGCACCATTTACTAAAGGAGTTCCTTGTTGATTTACAGTAGTTGTTCCAGAACAATCTAATGTTAAATCATCCTGTTCAGCAAACTTTTCTAATGTATATACAGTTCCACCTTCTAATTGTCTTTTAACAACACAGAATAAATTTTCATTTACTGCTGTAATACTAGTAAACTCATCTCCACTTTTAGTACTCCATAATGTCCAACCAGCTATTTTTTCTGCACGTACACTATGAAACAATCCAAGTGTTCCATCATCATTTGTAAAGAAAGCAAACTGTTCTGGTCTAGTTGTGCTACCTGTTATCATAGCCATATCTACTGGATCATTAACTAAATGCGAGGCTAATATAGATATAGATGTAGAAGCATAAGCATTTTCTACATCACTAAATAAATATTCTCTAATCGCTTTACCATTCTTCTGTGCATATAATGTTGCTCCATCAAAAATAATTGGCTTTGCTCTACTACAACCATAAGGTGTTTGTCTAAGAAATGTAATGTTAGCTGGTGTTACAGCAGAAGTATCTGTAGATGTAGGAACAAAGTATTCACCACCATCTGTTAATACTTGTAAGTTTCTTGAAGATACTAAATGTCTAATTTCGTTTACTCTATCACCAGATACAAATACATTAATAGCTTGGTCCGCTAATCCAGTACCTACTTCAAAGTTAAAATATCCACCAACTTGTGATCCTACTACAGCAGCAGGAGCATCTCTAACTCCAGCAAAATATAATCTGTTATCATGAAATGTAACTGCTTGTGGAAATCCTCTTTCAGCAGATATTAATTGTTCTTCAAAATCTGCATGAGGTCCAGTAGTACCAACATCTTCTAACACAGTTGCAGTTGCTTCAGTAGCATTAGTTCTAGCTGTAATAAAAACTTGCTTACCATTTATTTTTAAATATGTGTTAATATGATTGGTTGTAAAAAAATCTGCACTTGCTGTTAGTGTTCTACCTGTTCCAGTAGCATGAGAAGATAATGTAATAGTTAAACTAGCAGCAGCATATTTATAAAAAGGTTGTGTAGTTTTGTTTACACCACCTACAGTTACACTTGTATCTTCTTCAAACGTAAAAGCAGATACAGTAAATGCAGAAGCACTAGTTCTTTTTATTTCTCTAATAGAATTATTTCGATGTGTCATAAACACAGTATCGCCAAACTGTGCAAAGTTTAATTCAAATAACTGAGCTGTAGTCCAATTACAATTACTAGTTATATTTGTTTGTATGGCTGCACCATCAGATCCATAAACATCTAATCTATTATTAGATAAAACAAATACTGCTAGTTCATCATTAGAAAATATAAATGGTATAATTCTTGATGCTCCTGGCAAAGTAGCCTTATATGTAGTTCCAGGTCTACGCATAATACCACCTTCATCTAGTAAGTACCAATTACGTAAAGTTTTAGCACCACTAAAATATGCGTTAGCATCTGTTCTAGTGACTAGTAATGGATTTAGCTCTCCACTTGCAAAGTTAGTGTAAACAGTTCTTAGGGTGTTAGCCATTAATATCCCCTAGTAGTTAATCTGTTTGTTATAAATCTCTTTGTGCTAAGTTTTTTGTTTGTTACTTCTTGGCTATCTGTATTCTTAGCTATTAATACTTGTCTTTCTGCTAAGTCTGAAAACTGTTTTATCATAGCTGCATCTCTTGCTACTGATCCAGCAAAAATAGAAGCTAATGTATATTCTAAACTTAATTTAAAATACGCAGGAAACTCTGATTCATCTTGTCTAAATATATAATCAGCAATCAATGCTGACTGTGAATCATACCCATTTACAAATACTTTATCTCCATACCTAGCATATTCAATAGGTACATCAGCAACTGTAATTGTATTTAATTGTAATAAATCTGGTGAGGTAGGTAGCTGATAAGCATATTCATATCTACCTGTAGGTGTTGCAGCTAATAAAGAAAGTTGTTGTTGTTCTGTTGCAAATCTCCATCTATGTCTGCAAAGAATTGATTGAGTAATATTTTCGTAAATGTTTGAAGCTACTAATGCTTCTGTTGAGCCATCATCAAAAGAAGATATAGGCTGTGCGCCTATCATAATTAAGGCTCTTGCACAAATGTCTACTTTAGTATCTGCCATTATTTAAAGGGGGGAATAAATCCCCCCAATATCATTATGATAGTAAGGCAGTTCTTACTTGTGTTGAAGATGCTGTAGTTACAATTAATATATCTACAACACCATTTGATCCACCACTATTGACTATGATAACATCACCAGCATTTAAATCGCCAGTTGATGCTAAAAAGTATTCATTATCATCAATAGTACCGATAGCATCACCATCAGCATAATACCAAAGTGAATTAGAATCTCCCATTTGAGAGATTTTTTTTACAGGGTTTGAAGTTGCGTATGCCATTATTTACTCCTACTCTGCACACTTCTGGATTCTTACACCATCACCGTCAATTAGGACTGCTCCCATTGACATATATGAAGTTGTAAGGTGTGCTACTTTCTCAGGGATATAGTTCACTTCAGTTCTTACGTCTGAACCTACACCTAAACCTAGAGATGATTTATGGAAAGCCATAGTGTGTCTATCTGTTGAACCAGATGTTGGTAGACCACTAAAACCACACCACATGAAAGACAACCATCTTTTAGCTGTCATTCCACCTTTGTAAGGTAGATCTGCTTCACCGATATATTCAGCTCTTGAGAACTGATCTATATCTAATAGGTCAGACCACTGTTTTGGACCGACTACCCAGTATCTTCCTCCATCATCTGGCACATCATTGTTGCCAAAGATTTCAAAAACATTCTGAGCTTTGTCTAAGTTCATACCAGTAGTTGAACCAGCAGAGTTGTTAGCTAAAGCAGTTGCACCTGCATCAAAAGTATCAGTGATGATTTCATCAGTCTTACGACCTAGAGCATATGCAGCATTTTGTGCTACAATGTTTCTCTCATCAATGTTTACTTTTAGTTCGTCTAGTTTGTCTACGTAATCAGCAGCATAAAAGTCTGATAGTGTTGCAGTTACATTTGAGTGAACAGAGTTCATAGCGACAACCTCAGCGTGTCTTGCTTTAGTTGAAGCAGAACCTTTCGCTACTTTTTGGAACTGAACAGTATTTCCTTTTACACCATTGACATTACGTACCATGGGCTTCAATTTTGAACCCATACGTTGATAAGCCATGTGAACTTCAGCTTCAAACTGTTTCACAAATGCTTGATCTATTGTTGCTGTCATTGTGTTTTACCTTTCATTATTAAATCCAAGTTGTCGTCATAAACATTTCTAAGTTATCCATTACTGGGCAAAGTCCAGTTTAAATCGGCTTGTTAGTTGAGATATATTATATTTTCGTCATCTTTACAAGACAAGATGCAGGAAAAACATTGACATCAGCGTATGTGTATGATCCATCGCTTTCTCTAATATAACTTGCAAATGTCTTGATATACTTCTTATTCTTTGAATAAATGTATGCTTCTGTAGTAATAATAGCTGGAGATAGGTATTCCATATCTTTATCAGACATCCATGCACTATCCCCAGTAGGATCTTCCCATATAAGTACGTATTTCTTATATGGAAACTTCTTAGCCATATTTCTTTTGATATAGATCTGTTACTTTCCTAATATATGATGGATCTTTTTCACCATCTTTCCAATACCTAGGATCTCTCATCATAGACTGTAAATCACCTTCATCTAGTTCTACATCTACTACAGTATTGGTATTAGGTAATGGCTTGTTTTTAGATAAAGCCATGATTTCTTCTAGAGCTTTAACGCCTTCAGCAGTAGCAGCCATATTGGCAATAGCATTATAGGCATCATTAGATAAATACTTTTTGCTCCAAAGATCAGCAGCTTCAATGCGTTCTTTTGCATTATCTCCCAATTTGCCCATTTCTTCTTGAAGATTCGGCAAACCAGCAATTTCATTATTAACAAAAGCCGCCACTCCCTGGTTGAATACCTCCTGTGATAACCCATTATCTCTACAAATTTGTTCCCAAGACTTAACAAGTTCTTGTTCTGGATCAACTGATATTTCAACATCTTGTGGTATCTCTGGTAGCTTTATTTCATATGATTCAGGAACGCTAGATTTTCTTTCTGATTCCAGATCTTCACGTAATTGTTTCGTAAGATCTTCAGTTCGCATCCCAAGTTTTTGCTCCAATGCTTTGTATGATGCACCCAGTTCTTCAACTTTAATTTCATTTCTATCTGTATCCCAAAACTTTTCTGGAATATACTCAGGTATCTGAACTTCACTAGTGTTTTCTTGAGATATCTCTTGTGTTGTTTCTTGTGTTTCTTGTACTTGTTCTTCTGACATTAGACCTCCTTATCAGATTCAATTCTTTTCTTGATGATAAAATATAAATATCTCATACCTTCAAGATGTCGTAAATGTTCGTTGCTTACGTCTTTACCTGCAACTGCATCTACTGTAATGGACCTTAAATAATCCAAAACTTGTTCTCCTACTACTGTACTAAATACAGCAGCCATATCAGAATTAAGTTCTCTTTCTCTTTTTTCTGTACGATAAAATCCATCAATAGATAATTGACTTCCTTTAGGCTTGTTCTGGAGCTGCTCCCAACTCATTCATACCTCCCTGTTGTTGCATTACCTGCTGCATCTGTTGTACAACTTGTTGTTGTTCAGCTGCATCTCTAATTAATTTTTCAGGTAAATTCATTTTTTCTGCTAGATATCTAGCTACTTCTTCTTGTTTAACAATTAAATTTAATACTTGTGGTCCAAATGTTTGACCTAGTGTTGCATTAAATCTATTTATATCAGCTATATCTTGTTCATTCTGCGCTCTAGATAATGGTGATTCTGGAATAATTTTAATCTCTTTATTGTTCAATGAAGGTAATTCTATTCTACCTTGCTTCTTTAAAATATAAATTACACGTCTAATCAAAGGCATAATAAACTCTGACTGTAGTCTGCCAAATGAAGATCCAATCTGTCTAGATAAATCTGCCATTCTTTCTGCTACTTCAGTAGCTGACATAGGTGTACCTTTGGTTGGACCAAGTGTTTCCATGTATAATGCTTTACGTATATTCTGCCTCATATCATCTAATACTAATTGTGCTACATCAAATCTACCTGCTCCATTAATAGGAACTAAACCTCTAGATCCTGGAGCTACTGGAATAATTGTGCCAGGTACTAACTGAATGTTATCTGGATTAATTACTCCATCATCTTCTAATTGATATACACCAGATATATTCATCTGTGCATTTTCTAAAATTAATTCAATAGTAAGGTTAGTAGTTTTGATTGCAGACATAGCGTTAAATACTGGACCACGACCATATACTTCACCACTAGCTTTGTTCCATCTAAATGTAATAAATGGATTAGAACCTTGTCCTTCAAACTGATCTTCAAATATTATTTGTTCAAAGTCTTTTACACATACTACATAGTCATAAACTTCTTTGTTTGGATCTTTGTAGTTTCTCATTGTACCTTCAATTACAGTACACTTAGCATCACCATCATTTAATATTTTATCTTCTAATGTATCTAGTTGTGCTTCTGGATATAATACTTTTATATCACCTAATCTAATTTGACGTTTTCTATATACACAATCAATCTTGTTGTCTGGTCCACCATTCAAGTATACGTGTGGTAATGGGATAGAATTAAATACTATAGGATTAGTAGATGTTCCTTCATTTACTAACATCACACCAGTACCAATAGCTAAGTCCATAAATGATTCATGTACTTCTTGATTGAAGTTAGAAGCATGAAGTATTTCAAATATATAATCTGTAATAGAATCTAATTGTTCATCTACTTGTGGTGCTAATTGTGTAGGTATTTCTAAACCTGCTTTTAAATTTATCCATCTACCAAACGTAGGTGTAATACCTGCTTGTAGTCTTGATGCAAACTCTTGTATGCCTACTACAGCTGTTTCATCAAAAATTCTATCAGTTCTTTTTTCTCCAGGAGCTTCATCATAAAATGCTTCTCTCCCTGGCATTGTATATTCATATGCTTCTTCAAACTTTGGAATCCAATGTGTCTTTAATTGTTCTGCATGACTAAACTTTTTAAGAAATGATTTAGGATTCATTACTCCTTCATTAGGTCCTGATCTATAATTATAACTATACATTAACTCATTGACCCACCAAACCCTTGCCTTTTAATAGTAAGGAAAGGTCTAGTATTATCTGTAGTTGAACTACCAAGAGCTGCTAATCTTTTTTCTATTTTCATTTTTCTTTCGTTTTCTCTAATATCACTTTCTGGCAAATTAGTTACTTGATCTTGTGTTTGATTATTTTTAGATGCAGATCCATATGAGAAAAAATTATTTCCAATACTTAATGCAGCTCCTATTGGACTAAATTGTCCTTTTATAGCAGCATCAAATAAAGATGGAATCAAACCTTTTTCTCTAACCATCTCAACTTTATTAGTATTATCTTTATACTTTAATGTATTATAACCCACTAATCCTCTACCAATATCTCCACCTAATTGTCTAAGTGTAGGTGCTTTTGCAGTAAGCTCTGGTTTTAAAATTGATAACACAGTTCTACCTTGTGCATCTTTAACACCAGTTCCCATTAAACTCACTCTTTCTACTCCATCTGCACCAACAAAAATTTTTCCACCTTTTTCTAAACCTTCATTCATCATACGAACTTTATCTGCATATTTATCAACATCAGCTGGTCTACGATATTTAGAACCTACTTCACCAATATTTTGACCAATAGCTTTAAATGATTTACCAGTTCCTTTTTTAATAATTTCTGCTTGTTCTGTTGTAGCAGTAGCTAGTCCAGTATTTCCTGCCATAGCCATTGACTGACCTGGACCCATTCCATATGTTTTATTTCCTCCACCACTTGATGTAGATGTACTAGATCCCATTATGTTTCTTCACCTTCAGTATAAAATCCACGACCACCAGCTCTAGAAAATAAAGATCTAGATCCTAACTTACCAGCAGCAAATCTTTTTTTTCTGCGTTCTTCTTCTGCTTCTAATCTTTTCTTTTCTTCTTCAGCTGCTTTTCTTTCTTCTTCCATTTGTTTTTCTAATGCTTCTTCACTAGCTGATTTTCTATATTTTGGTGGTTTTAAAAATCCCATTGTTCACAACCTTGTTTCTTTAAATATTTATATAACTGATAAGGGGTAATAATCAACTTATTTATTCCTAGTACTCTCATTATAGTAGTTACGCATGAATGTTCTCTTAACCATGCAGCCTGGAATAATCTAAACTTTTGCTTGAATAATTTAGCTTTTATAAACTTACCATTCATAGCTTTAACAAAATCAAAGACTTTAGCTACATCTTCACCATCGAGTATTTTAATATCTAATCTTTTGTGAATATGTTCTATAGCTATCCATTTTTGTTGTTTCACATCAAATCCTAACATACCACAATGAGCCATATTCTTTCTTCTAAATACATGATACCACTCCTCATGGGGTGGATCATAAAAATATATTAACCATTCCTTCGGAAAATATCCCACTTCTTCCTCCTATTCATTGTACTACGATCAAATATATTCCAGTTCTTATAAGCATTAGATACTTGAGGTTTAGCTGGACCTACAGTCAATGATCTACCTTCACCAGCACCTAGCATCAAATATTGTAGTGCATCATGTACGTGTGAAAATTTATTCTTATTAGGTTTATCTTCATATCTTTCTCCAGAAGTTTGTATTCTTCTGTAATGATATCCACCTAAAAATCCTTTACGTAAAGATTTACAAGATCTATTCAATAAGAATCCAGGCTTACCATCTACCATTCTATTCAATGCAGTTTCTACAGATTCTATTCTTAGTCCTACATCATTAGATGGTGCAGGAAATGCTTGGATGCCTTGTTGTCTAAGTATTTGAAATGGAGTTGTTTCATC